CCGCCACGCTGGAGAAAGCGACCGCGACGCTCGGGACCGCGGTCCCCATCCTGCAGGGCGGGGCGACGATCCTGAACACCGGCTCGACCACCCTGGGCCGGACCGCGATCACGCTGAAAACGGCGGCCGCCACGCTCGCCGGGGCCATCCCTGGGCTCCAGGACGCCGCGACCAAGCTGCTCGCCGCGGCCAAGCTCCAGCTCGCGGCCAACGCGGCCAGCGGCGGCGGGATCGGCGGGACCGGCGGTGGGGCCGCGGAAGGCACCGGCGCCGCGCTGGCGAGCACGCCGATCCTCGTGGGCGAGGAGGGCCCGGAAATCTTCACACCTGGTCAGACCGGCAGCATCACGCCGACCGACCAGACGATCGAAGCGCTCTCCGCCGGTGCCGCGATGACCGCGGCGCAGGCGGTGGTGAACGTGCAGCCGACGCCCATCAACCAGACCGTCGTCGTCACCCTGGATCCGAAGGAGGTCGTGCAGCGCGGCTTCTCCGACCAGCTCGTGATCGACGCGACCCAGCGGAACCCACGAGCCATGAAGAGCTCTATCAACACGGACTGACCACATGAGCTGGCACACCGGCACGTCGACGGACTACCTGGATCTGCTGCAAGAGCTGATCGACATGATGACGAACAGCTCCGTCAGCAGCGTGGCCGTGAACTCGGGCGGCTCCGGCTACGCCGTCGGCGACATTGCCACGATCAACGGTGGCACCACGGTCGGCGGTAAGACCGCGGCCGTGGAAGTGCTCGAGGAGTCCTTCGGCGTGGTCACGTCGCTGCGCATCGCGCGCGGCGGCAGCTACACCGTCAATCCCGGCACGGGTGCGACCACGACCGCCGAGACCGGCACCGGCACGGGCCTGACGGTCAACACGACCATCGGCGGCAACGGCTGGTCCGTCGTGCGCCGCTCCCAGGAAGCGGTCAGCGCGGTCATCGCCGACGGCGGCACGGGCTACACGAACGGCGACCTGCTGACCGTCGATATGACGGGTGGAGGGATCCTTGGCGCTTCCGACCTGGGCGTGGCGCCCGTCTTCCAGGTCACGGGCGAGTCGGGCGGCGTCATCACGTCCGTCTCGTTGGTCACGGCCGGCAACCTTGAAGAGGTCCCCGACGTTGATGGCGTCACGGGCGGAGACCAAGCGAACGTCTCCGGCGGCACCGGCTCCGGTGCCGTGCTCACCGTGACATACCAGGACGCCGCGACGCAGGACCAGATCGTCGTGCTCGAGGGATCGCCGCCCGGCGTGTCGAACCTCTACCTGGCGATCAAGACCTACCAGACGACCGACGTCACGGGATTCCTGACCTGCTACAACTGGGCCATCTTCGGTCTCGCGTCGTTCAACCCCGGCCTCGAGTTCAAGGATCAGGTCGGCCGCAGCCCGGGCGTGAACGCGACCACGGGTTCCATCGACTCGGCCACGTCGAACGGGGCCTGGGTCGCGCTGAAGGATGCCGACGCCTTCGACATGACGTACTGGATCAGCGTCACGTCGCGTCGCGTGACGCTGATCGCCAAGACCGAGGACGCGAGCTTCTCGAACTATCAATCGCTCCACATGGGGTACCTGAACCCCTTCGGCACACCCACGGAGATGCCGTATCCGATCTTCGTGATGGGCTCGACGTCTCGATGGAACTCGCGCTACGTCGACCAGACGATCGGGCGCTGCACGAGTCCGGTCCACGCTTACGGCATCACGACTATGTCGACGGCCGGCCCGGGCTTCGTGCGATCATCGGTGAACAACCTCTGGGAGCCGGTTCGGAACTCGAGCATCACGGGCGACACGACCTCGCCGAGCCGGACGGCGTCGAGCAGTCACATCATCTACCCCTGCGGGACGTCTACGAAGAATCCGCCGGACACCGAGGACGACCTGATCGTGAACTCGTCGATCGTCCTGGACTGGCCGGACATGATCCCGCAGACGGGAGTACCGGGGATCGTCTCGGAGCAGCTCGAGGCCACGCCCTTCAGCGGCGGTGACGACCTGCGGATCCTCGTGCCGGCGACGTGCATCTCCACCGATGAGAACGGCACCGGCACCGAAGACGACATCTACGAGATCAATGGTGAGCTCGACGAACTCTACTGGCTCCCGGGCGTCGGCGTGAGCGACGAGGACACGTTCCTGATCGGCACGAACCGCTACCGGATCTTCCCCAACGGCAACCAGCGACAGGTCTTCTCCTACTGGGCCGTCAGGGAGGCGTGACCCATGGCATACCAGACCGGATCGGCGACCAGCCTGCAAGACCTGCTGTCGAAGCTCAACACGTTCCTGACCGCGAACGGCTGGACGATCGACGAGTTCGACACGTCCGGCGGCGACTGGGCTGTGAGCAAGAACAACATCTTCGTGTCGGGGCGCTGGGACACGACCGCGCCGCAGTGGCTCTCGCTGCACCAGGCGCTCGCCTTCGCTGGGATGGTAACGCTCCCGGGCGATCACACGGACGATTCGGGGAACGGCTACAACACGAACTCGTCGCACTTGAACACGTTCCTGGACAACGAGCGCAGCGTCAACTTCCAGGTGAACGGCCTGTATCCCGCGTACCATTTCTTCGAGAACGATGCGGCCCCGGCATACGTCCACGTCGTCGTCGAGGTCATCACCGACCAGTTCGTCCACTTCGGCTTCGGGGAGATCGAGAAGGTCGGCGACTGGACCGGAGGGGAGTACGTGTACGGTCAAAAGCACTCGTCGACTACGGGCCTGACGACGAGCTCGAGCTGGCTCCTCGACGGCGGCCTCGACAATAGCAGCACCGACGAACAGTTCGCGGCGACGCTGCACATGGAGGGCCTGCCCGGGATGGGCGTCTCCGAGAAGTGGGGCCAGGTCTGGGGCAGCACGGTCGGACAGCCGAACGACACGGCTGGCAACGCGAAGGTCATCGTGCAGGGCGGCTACCGCGGCGGTCCGATCGCCCACTCGTTCGGCGTCTTCGGTGGCTCGAACACGTCGGGCCTGATCCCGTCATACCCCATCGGCGTCTGGTACCGGGACATCGCGAACAACCGTGCCTACTTCCTGGGCTTCCAGGCCGACGTCCGCGCGACGAACATGAAGAACTTCGCCCCTGGCGAGGAAGTCGTGATCGGCAGCGACACATGGGTCTTCTTCCCGGCCAGCATCCGCACGCTCGATCCGATCACCTTCTCGAGCCGCTGGCTCGGCATCGCGTACAAGAAGGTGACGGCCTGATGGTGCAGGGAGTCGAGTTCGCCGGCTCGCCGCTCGTCACGACGGGCCAGTTCAACGCTTCCGGCGTGTACACGCGCGCGATCGGTCGTCGCGTTCCCACTGTTGATAACCCGCTGGCGCTGGACCCGAACGTGAAGCTGGTCGGCACGATCACGTTCGTCGATGCGAAGAAGGACACTGTCCAGGGACTCTCGCAGGCGGGCGTCATCGCGGACTACCTGACGGTGGGCTACGACTGGTTCGAGCGGATCCACGTCATTCCGCGCCGCTTCGACTTCGGCAATATCCTCACCGCGCAGCAGGCCGACATCGAAATCTTCTCGGCCTTCCGAGACGACGACTCGACCTGGACGGCCTTCGTCAATAACGCTGGCGACGGCATCTCCCTCGTGGGCGCGCCCGGCCTTCCGGATACGCTCTCGCCGTTCGAGGGACACCAGATGCAGCTCCTCGTCGAGCAGGCTGGGCCGACCAGCGTGGACAGCACGATCGACTTCGTGACCTCGGCGGGAACGATCGAAGTGCCGATCACGCTCGAGCGCGTCGTGCTCTTCCCCGAGCCGCCCGAGCTGCCGTACCGCGAGCGGCTGGAGTTCCTGACGGACATCCACCCGGGCTTCGACGGCAGCGAGCAGCGGGTCGCGCTGCGGAAGAACCCGCGCCAGTTCTTCGAGTGGGAGATCGTGCTCGACGACGACGGCATCCAGCGGTCGCGGATCGACTCGATCCTGTTCGAGTGGCAGACCCGCGTGTTCGGAATCCCGATCTGGCGCGAGGAGAGCGAGACGACCACGCCCACGTCCATCGGCCAGACGACAATCACCCTGGACACGACGGACTACGCGGACTACCGCGAGGGCAGCCTCGTCCTGATCTACGAGAGCCCGACCAAGTTCGACGTGCTGACGATCGCCACGGGCGGGATCGCCGCGAGCTCGATCACGGTCGACAACGGTCCGCTGAACGCTTACGAGGCCGGCGTGCGGATCATGCCGCTCCGCGTCGGTGTGATCGAGGATGCGCGTGTCAACGGCGCTCGCTACTCGACCGGCCTCCAGCGCATTCGTATCGTCTTCCGCGTCATGGACAACGACTCGGACCTCGCCGACACATCGGCCTGGAACCAGTTCAACTCGAAGGTGCTGCTCGACGACTGCAACGTCATGGTCGACGACACCTTCGACGAGGAGTACGAGCAAGAGGTCGTCATCATCGACGGGGGGACCGGGATCACGGACCAGGAATCTCCCTGGGCGACGAATCGCCGGGCCCACCCGAAGACCTGGCGAGCCCAGGGCAAGCAGGCGATGTGGGAGGTCCGACAGCTCCTCCACGCGCTGCGCGGCCAGCAGGTCTCGTTCTATGTCCCGTCGTTCGCTGACGACATGACGCCGGACGTGGATCTGGTCAGCGGATCCGCGCAGCTCGACATCGTGAACATCGGCTACACTCGGTTCGTGCAGCAGCGACCCGGGAAGAACGTCATCCGCATCACATTCAGCAACGGTGACCCGGCGCTCATCCGGACGATCACTGGCTCGACGGAGGTCGATGCGACGCGCGAGTCGCTGACGCTCGACGACACCTGGCCGAGCAACTACATGATCGAGGAGGTCGAGAGCATCTCCTACGTCGAGAAGGTCCGGTTCGATTCGGATGACATCGAGATCACGCACGAACAGGCTGGCTTCAGCTTCATCACTGGCCCCATTCGCGGAGTCTTCGAGTAATGCCGGATATTATTAGTCGACTGGCTGATTACATGGATGAACACCATGGCGTATGATGCCAACGAGAAGTCCACCGAGTCCGGTCGGCCGATCGAGTTCTACGAGATCATCCTAGGCTCGGATACGTTCCGGTGGACGTCGGCCGAGGACGTTCAGACGATCCTCGGCATCGACTACACGCCGGTCTCGCTCAAGCGCAACAAGATCGAGCAGGGCCCCGACGCGAAGGGAACTCTGCAGCTCACCCTGCCTGGCTCGAACTCCTTCGCGCGGCGGTACATCTCCACGGTGCCGGGGACCGAGGCGACGGCCAAGGTCTTCCGCTTCCATCGCGGCGACACGCCGACGCCTGAACTGCGCCAGGTCTTCGACGGCGTCGTGAAGGCCGTAAAGTTCAAGAAGAAGGGACGGGAGGCCCATGTGGCGCTCGAGCCGCGCATCTCGGGCAACAGCCGACAGGGTCCGCGCTTCGTTTACTCCAGCGCGTGCAACCACGTCCTCTACGACGCGGACTGCCAGGTTGACGACACGGATCCCAGCTTCCGCTACTCGACGGGCGTGGTCACGGCGATCAACGGGCGCGAGATCACCATCTCGGGCATGAACACCTTCGGCGACGGCTGGTTCGATGCCGGCTACGTCGAGCTCGTGGGCGCCACGGACGCGCGCCTCATCATCGCTCAGACGGGCGACGTCGCCACGCTCCTGCTGCCGTTTCCCGACGACCTGGTCGGGCAGCAGGTGACGGTCTTCGCCGGCTGCGCGCACGACTCGGACGCCTGCGCGAACAAGTTCACGAACTTCGAGCGCTACGGCGGGTTCCCGTTCGTCCCGACTCTCAACCCATTCGACACGGGCATCGACCCCCAGGCGTGTAACTGATGGGCTTCTTCGTCACTCTCCTCATCTACGTCGCCGTCTTCATTTTGTCGGAGATCCTCCGACCGAAGCCGGAACTCGAGGACGCCAAGCCGGCGGGCCTCGGTGACTTCAAGTTCCCGACCGCCCAGGAGGATCGCGTGGTCCCGGTGCTCTGGGGCACCGTTCGGCAGAAGGGGCCGAACGTCGTCTGGTACGGCGACTACCGGCAGGATCCGATCACTGAAAAGGTCAAGGCGGGCCTCTTCTCGAGCGAGGATGTCATCAAGGGGTACCGCTACTACCTCGGGATGCAGCTCGCGCTCTGCCGCGGCCCGGTCGATGAGCTGCTGCGCCTCTGGATCGGTGACACCGAGATCCCGGTGGCGCAGTTCCCTGTCACGCACGGCCAGACGTTCACGGTCAACTGCCCTAACCTCTTCGGCGGGGACGACCTGGGTCATGGCGGGGTGCAGGGCACGCTGACGTTCTACTCGGGAACGCAGACGCAGGCGGTCGACACCTACCTGTCGGGCTTCCAGGTCGTCGCCGGCCAGACGCCGCGGTACGTCAACACCTGCTACGTCGTGCCGCTCGCCGAACCGATCTATATGGGGAACTCGACATCGATCAAGCCGTGGGCGTTCGAGCTCAAGCGGATCCCGGACCCGCTCTCCCTGGGCGGCAACGCCGCGGTGAACATCTACGACGCGAACCCGGCCAACGTCCTGTACGAGATGCTCACGAACACGGAGTACGGCCTGGGCATTCCGACGTCCCTGGTCGACTCGACGAGCTTCTCGACCGCGGGCGCCACGCTCGCTGCCGAAGGCAACGGCTTCTCCTACCTCTGGGATCGGATCCAGAAGAAGAGCGCAGTGATCCGTCTGATCGAGGAGCAGATCGACGGCGTGGTCTTCTTTTCGCAGGACGGCACCTACAAGCTGAACCTGGCGCGCGACGACTACGACATCGACCTCGTGCCGCAGGTGACTGAGTCTTCGGGCCTGCGAGAGATCATCGACTTCACGCGCGGCTCGTGGTCGGACACGACGAACGAAGTCCGCGTTCAGTTCAACTCGCGGTCCGACACATACAAGGGCACCTACGCGGTCGCGCAGGACATGGCGAATATCCGTGTCCAGCAGGGCCAGACCATCTCGACCACGCAGCGCTTCCCGGGCTGCAAGGACCCGACGCTGGCGAACTTCCTCGCCTGGCGTGAACTCCGGACCCTGTCGTACCCACTGGCCCGAGCCCAGCTCTCGCTGAACCGGAACTTCTCCGACCTCGAGCCCGGGCAGGTGATCGCCTTCAGCTCGACCGCGCTCGGCCTGAACAAGCTGCCGATGCGTGTGCAGCGCATCGACACGGGTGAGCTCGACGATGGCGAGGTCGTCGTCGACCTCGTCCAGGACGTCTTCACGGCCGACGTGGGCTCGTTCGGGGATCCGCCGGACACGAACTGGGTGCCGCCGTCGGACTCGCTCACGGCCTACCCCGTGGACGAGCAGATCGCCTTCGAGGCCCCCCGGGCCTTCGGCGTGCGCGCCGGGGCGCTCCTGGACAAGGTCTGGTGCGGCGCCCGCCGCCAGGGTCCGGAGGTCGGCTTCCGGATGCGGGAGCGGAACGACCCGACGAACCCGACGGGGGTCTACGCGCCGGCCGGGTCGGCATTCCAGCTACTCCGCATCGGCAAGCTCGTCAGCACGCTCCCCGCGGGCTCTGCGACGCCCACGACGACCATCCTGGTCGACGCCACGCCCGACACGCAGGCGGCCATCGAGACGGCCTTCGTCGATGCGACGGATCCCTCCGACCTGGGCGTCGAGCTCGTGAACCTGATCTTCATCGGAGACGACGGACAGGATCCGGACGGCGAGTTCGCGCTCGTCACGTCGGCCCAGAACTCCGGCGGCGACGTGCAGCTCAACAACACCTACCGCGGGGTGCTGGACACGTCCCAGCGGAACCACCTGGCCGGCACGCCGGTCTGGCTCCTCTTCGCGGGCGGCAACCTGACCTCGACCGTCTTCGATCCGATCTTCGTGGTCGACATCAAGCTCCTGCCGTTCTCGCAGACGGATGAGCTCGCCGAGGCGGCCGCGACGGAGATCGCGGTCCAGATGGACAACCGACTGCGTCGACCGATCCCCCCGGCTGCGATCGAGCTCGAGAACGTCGCGTGGAAGACCTCGACGTCTCTCGACGTCGGGTTGGACGCGGACGTCGACGGCATCGACCTCGACCTCATCCGTCGCGACTACCGGACGATCAACGAGGTCGACGCGCTCACGATCGACGCGGAGACGCTCGACCCGACCTACCCCTCGGCCAACGGAACGACGCACGGCGTCGACGTGCGCAACGACCCGGACGGTACGAACACGCTCCTCTTCACGCAGACCCTCTCGGGCATCGGGGCCACGATCCTGCGGAACGAGATCCTGCGCCACACGAACGGCGTGCTGCCGACTCGGATGCGCTTCGACGTCCTGGCGAACCACAACGATGCCTCGATGAGCTACGACGCGCGCCAGGTGACGCGGTGGGACTTCGACGTGACGAGCGAGCTCACCGGCGGCTTCAACTTCGGAGCGCTGGATACGAATGCCGGCGGCGCGGGATTGGGCGTGTCGCTCCTCTACACCGCGACGGTGAACGGCACCTACACATTCACCCTGGTCAGCTCCCTGGGGGCGGACGTAGAATACAGGCTGAACGGCGGGTTCTGGACGCAGCTCATCCCCTCGGGCAACACGAGTGGCAGCATCGCGGGGATCGTCGCCACTGACACGATCGAGATCCGGCACCTGGACACGGGCCTGTCGGGCACGGACTACCACTTCCTCTCCATGGACGCCCCCGGGGTGGGGCAGGATGGCTACGCCGTCCTCTACTAGGAGCACGCGAGAATGGAACTGACCCCCGACCAGCTCCGAGAGATCCTGCGCGCCGAGCTCGAGGCCGGCGTCCACGTCGACGAGGACGAGCTCCGCCGCGTCGTCATGGCCTCGGTCAACGAGACCCTCTCCTCCCTTGGCCTGCAGCCCGACGACCCCAGGGCCATGCAGAGGGACCTCCAGTTCCTCCGGGAGCTCCGAGAGACCAGCGAGTCCATCCGACGGAAGGGCCTCCTGGCCCTCGTGGGCGCGCTCATCGCGGCTACACTGGCCGCCATCTGGGCGGGCATCAAATCCCACCTGGGAGGTTGAAAAACCCTCCCGTTCCCGTTCCCAAGGCGCTAGGATAGACCCCGCGGAGTTCTTCGAGGAGAGCTCGCATGGGGTGCGGCTCCCCGGCGTCTTCGGGCGTCGGGGAGCTTTTTTTGCACTTGCACTTCAGGTGAGCATGGTAGGATACTCTGGATGGTTGACTTCAAGACCGCACCCCTCGGTCACCAGCGGGAGGATGTAGCAGCGCACGGCGGCGACCCCTTCTGGGCACGCTTCTGGGAACCGGGCGTCGGAAAAACCTGGCCGACGCTCTACGAAGCTGCGCAGCTCGAGGAGGCCGGCGAGATCCGCGGCATGTTGATCCTCGCGCCGAACGGCGTGCATCGGAACTGGGTCGTCGACCAGATCCCGACGCACATGCCTGACGAGCTGCTGGAGCGCACGCGCATCCACACCTGGCAGACGTCGAGGAAGGGGACGAAGTGGCATCGAGAAGCAGCGCAGCGTGTGCTCGACCACGACGGCTTCAGCATCGTCGCCATGTCATACGACGCGGTGATGACGGAGGAGGGCTGCGACTACTGGAAGGCGTTCCTGAAGGGGCGGCCGTGCCTCTACGCGCTGGACGAGTCGCCCAAGATCAAGTCCCCCGGCACGAAGCGCACGAAGCGCATCCTCGGCTCGCACACGGGCGCGCCGTTCCGCCGCATCCTGACTGGCACGCCCGTCGACGACAAGCCGTTCGACGTGTACGCCCAGGTGAAGTTCCTGGACCCGACGGCGTGGCACGCGGTCGGGTGCGGCACGTTCTCCGCGTTCAAGGCGCAGTTCGGCGTATGGAAGAAGCGCGAGGTCGTGGCCGGCACGGACAAGAACGGACAGCCGATCATGCGCGAGTTCCCGATGCTCGTCGAGTATCGGAACCTGCGCACGCTGCGCGAGATCGTCCGGCAGCATGGCTCGAGGCTCCTGAAGGAGGACGTCCTGGACCTGCCGCCGAAGCTCTACTCGAAGCGGTACTTCGAGATGACGCCCCCGCAGCGCAAAGCCTACGAGCAGCTCAAGAAGGACATGGTCACATTCCTCGACACCGGGGACATGGTCGCTGCCGAGCTCGTCATCACGCGGATGCTGCGCCTGCAGCAGGTGACCTCGGGCTGGCTACCCAACGAGGACGGTGACGCGATGGTCGCCGTCTGCGATCCGAATCCGCGCGTGAAGCTACTGCTCGAGGAGCTGGAGGACCTTCCGCACCAGGCGATCGTGTGGGCCAAGTACCGGCAGGACATCACCCTGATCCTGGAAGCTCTTCGCAAGGCCGAGATCAGCGTGGTACGCTACGACGGTCAGTGTTCGGACGACCAGATGGCGCACGCCGTCGACTCGTTCAGGGCTGGCGACGTGCAGGTCTTCGTCTCGAACCCGAAGAAGGGATGCGAGGGCATCACATTGACGGGCGCAAAGACGGTGATCTACTACAACAACGACTTCCAGCTGGCGCGCCGCATCCAGAGTGAGGACCGCGCGCACCGGATCGGACAGACCTCCCCCGTTCACATCATCGACCTGGCGGCCGTCGACTCGATCGACGAGAAGATCATCGACATCCTGCGCTCGAAGCAGGAGATGGCCGCCTACATCCAGGGCGACGAAGCCCGAGCATGGCTATGACGA